GATGGTGTCGTTGTTGAGGAATTGGGCATAAGTCTTAAAGATGATGTGGCTCTTAGTCCCTGGCAAAATTAGACTACTCTTAGAGAATCCATTCTTACGGGTGTAGCTGATGTTCTCTTCCGCGCTTAGAGTCTTCTTACGAAGTTCTTCTGGTAAGGCATCATAGATGGCGCTCTGCTGCTGTCTAATCGAAACATCCGCATTCTGAGCAAAGCACATGATGACACTGCCTGGGTTGGTCATAGCAGCCTTCACCACAGCCGTAGCCGCCCAAGTCGTCTTAGAAGACCGATTGCCGCCACTTACAAGCAATTCGTTGAACTCCTCCATCAACTCCTCTGCCCGCTTCCAATGAGGCAGCTTAAACCCATATCTGTAAGGATCGCGCTGACTATTCTCAATGGCCTGATGATAGATGTCGAACAGGTGGGCCAGCGTCTCTGGCTTCATCCGTGCCATCTCCTCATTCGTCGGAGGAACTAATATGGGATGCTTCTTCCAAATCATACGCTAATGGCTTCCTTCTGAAGCGCGGCTCTCGCTTCCTCAATGGCCTTCATAGCATCCTCTAGGCTAGGCTTACCAGCCTTATGCTCTATGACCATCTTGTTCTCTCCTAGGGCCAGCATACCCTTATCTACGGCTATGCCATAAGACAGGGCCAAGTCTTTCACATTCACCTTAGCCAAGGCATCTGGATTGTCGGCTAGCATAGCCATCTTCTGTTTCATCAGGAGCCTAATGCCCTCAGCCATCTCAAATCCATCTGCCGCTAGTTGCTTCTTCCTCACCTCAATAGCCACTTCATGTCGAGCCTTAACGGCTCCTATCTGATTGAAGCTCCAGCCTGTCTCATCCGCCACTTGCTGCCAGGTCGATCCATCCGCTAACATCTCCAAGCACAGCATAGCTTTCGTTGGTTCCCTAGACTCCAACGTCCTGCTTCCAGACTCCGAGATGGAGCTTACGATGATGGCGCTTGCAGGACTAATCATCGCGCAACAATTATCTGGTTTGGAAGGAGAAGGAGCTTAGACATAACTAGGCAAAATATAAATAGGCTTGGGCCAAAATGTGTAAACACACCTAGCCTTAAAAACTTAAAGCTGCTTGGAAGGAAGTCTTTTGTTATTCATACTACGCTTGCGGAATAGTTGGATTGTACCCATGTGCCCGAAGTTGTGTCAAGCATATTCGTTTGTTGTAAAAATCATGCAGGGTTTGTGACAATAGGATGGTGGTCCCCTTTGTAATATTTTTTTAAGGAGGCATTCTAACCAATTTCAATCTACCTACCCCCCACCCCAGCGAACCCCCTCCCCCCCAGCTGGGACATGGGATGTCTCATGGGGCATGGGACAATGCGTGTCCTAGTGGACATGGGACATTGAGTGTCCTACCTATCAGCTAGCAATGATACCTGAGACATCAAATGTCTCATCCTAATCGCCCTGGCCTATCGCGTAAGCAAAAATTGCTTAAGGGAGGGAATGGATCGTGGCACCATTCTACGGCCTGTTTTCGTGTTTCGGGAAAACGGAAAGGTACGGCATGGCTACGGTCTCAGAGGCTCTAGAATCGCAGGGAATCGGTGCTGCTAGGCTCTACGCTGCTCCCTTCCTTTATACCTACGGTGTTGGCTACTAATTGTGGATGTGGGGGCCGCGAATCCAAAACTAAAATGCGCTGCAAAGTGTTGGCCTGTCATTACTTGAGATTTATTGTGCGATTTAGATCGTTAGCTACGGAGAAATGTGCATCGTGAGCAATGTCAGGCCACATCACCTCAACACACACACACATGAAAAACACCGCATCCTTAGCCCAAGCCAACAGCCTCATCGACTTCGCCCGATCCAACGGTCTCACCGTCCGCACCGAGACCGAGGACATGGGCTTTTCTTCCTTCGAGACCACCATCATCAACGCAACGCGCGCAGGCATGGGATGGCGTGATGAGTGGGTGCAGGTCATCGTCTCGATTCGCCGCCGCGAGCGCACCTCAGTCCGCATCGCCACACAGACCAACTGGAAGGTCGAGACTGTGCGTGGTCTTTGGAGCGCTCAATATAACCTCGGGCAGATCGTCAAAGGTCTTGCCGCCGACAAGGCTCGCGCCAAAGCTGCTGCCGAGGCACGCGAACAAGCTGCCGCGATCGCCGAGACCCGTCGCTGCCTCTGTGCCTGAACAGACCAACCATTACCCATACATACACATGAAAACAGAAATTCTAACGGGCAACGTAAACGATCTACACAACCTAGCGGCCTACAAATTAGCCGACTCTTACTTATACAGCCTTAGCAAAGACACCGAGAACACTTTCGGGACTCTTGAGTCACACGTTGAATCCAACTGGCTCAAGATCGCATCAGAGGCTCGGCAGGCTCGGCCTTCCTTTAGTCCCTCTATCATCTTCCGCAAGCGCCATGTGGTGGAGGCCGCGCGTTGGGAGATCGGCCAAGCACTCAAGGCCAACCAACCCTTGGCGCTCAAGCTGGTGGCCATCCGCAAGGCCCAGCATGACAAACGGCAGGCCGAGATCGCAGCCGAGCACGCTGCTTACGTTCCCTTTTTCGCTCTTTCAGCCCGCTAATCGCAACCAATAAACAAAAACAGACACACAATGAACACTTATTCCCACGCTTTAGAACCAATGCTCTTCAACTATGCTCTCCGTTTCCCTAGTGGCTTGTTTTATACGGGACGAGTCACTAGCGATTCAAAGCCTAATTATGACAGAGGTGAAAAGGGCGAAGCCTTTACTTATACGCAAGAAGGAGCCTATCGCAAGATTCAATCAACTCCCGACTATTGGAAAGGCGTTGAAGTAGTGCGAATTGACTAATATTTGCAATAGGACGAAACGCCGCGAGGCGTCCATAGGTAATGCCCTATGCTGACGAGTCCAAACCAATAAACAATAAACACACACACACGATGAACACCGAAACCGCCGTCCCTGTTGACGCCACTAAATCCGAACTGCTTGCCCTGCTTTATTCCTTCGTGAATCAGAGGCCGCGCCTTGACTTTGCCAACTATGGTGACGTTGCCCTTTATCGCTCAGAAGTGCGGAAGATTACCCGCCAACGCAGCGACGCCTTGATTATGCTCCGTCAAATTGAGCTACGGGATAGCATCACAGCCGCCGAAATGGTAGCCACTTTCCGCAATCGCTTGACGTTAAGCCACACGAAAAAGGGTGCGCTATATTTAGAATATTGCGCGGGGCAATACTGGGCGACGGAATACCGTGCAGCAGTTGCAAGTCTTGCCTCATCTCTGCTTTGGCATTACTGGCGCGAGTGTGCGGATTGTGTAAAAGACGGGAAACCTACCGAAAGCGCCGGAATCGTCAACGTTGCAAGTTATATTCGTCAAAAGGCCAAACGTGAGTTTGGGCGCGGAATTGCTTCCCGTTGGTTCAACTAACCCATAAAAACACTATCCCTTGCCCTGCGTCTCTTAGTTGAGCGCGGGGTTAAGGCGTTGAAAACCTATGAAAAACACACAAAAACACACACAGGGGCCTTGGACAGCCAATCTCAACGGATTTGCGCGCGATAATCAAAACAATGCTCAATGGACAGCAGGGCCATTATGCCAATGCTTAGTGATAATTCCGAATCGAAACACGTCTAAAGAAACGGAAGCAAACGCTCATTTGATTGCAGCCGCGCCAGATTTGCTGCAAGTAACAAAGGATTTCCTATTGCTTGCGGCTTTACATGATTGGGAAGGGGCCGCAATTGACTTTGCAAAAGCTACGTTAGCCAAAGCGGAGGGCGTCAAATGAAAGTAGGAATTGATTATGTTAAGTCTCTTGCAATACAAGACGAATACAGAGCGGCCCATTGCAATCACGGAGAGGAATTTGGCACCTATTGGCACCCAAAGCATACTAACAGCAATGACTGGGCTATAACGCTCTATCGTGTCTGTGACTCTTTGGTTTTTGCTACAAATGGCGATCCCGTTTGGGACAATTGCGACGGGTTCTCTGCTCTTTTGGCTGAATATGGCATTAATATCGAGGAGGCGCTTGCCGAATGAAACGCACTCTATTTATCTTTTGCCTTGCCGTGTCCGCTCTGCCCGCAAGGGCGGGGCTATGGGAGGCCGTTTGCGCTGTTGAAAGCGGCGGAAACCCTCGTGCCGTAGGTGATAGAGGCGCGGACGGTGTTTATAGGGCCGCAGGCATTGCTCAAATCTGGGCACGCACCGTGGCGGACATAAACCGATTTGCGGGCACGAAATACACGCTCAACGACCGATTTGACCCCGTGAAGTCTAAACAAATGTTCAACCTCTACGTTGAGCACTACGGCAAAGGCCGTTCCGTTGAGTTTAAGGCCCGTTTATGGAATGGAGGGCCGAAACTAGCCACACAAAACGAAACGCTCTCATATTGGCGCAAAATTCAGAAACACTTATAAAATGAAATACAAAATTGGCGACTGGGTGCAAAGTGCCCCGAATAGCGACGATATACGTTTAATGAAACGTGTCTGGATGGCCCAGATTTACGAAGTGAAGCCCGCTAAGAGCGCACCGGACGGTGTCTGTTATGAGACGCTGGGCTGGTGGTCTGGCGAATCCCTAAAGAAGCGCCCAAAATTGCGCCAACTATGGAGCGAACATTTAACCTTAAAAACAGAATGAAAATCCTTATTGCTTGCGAGTATTCTGGCACCGTGCGCGATGCGTTTCGTGCCCTAGGACATGACGCCATAAGCTGTGATTTGCTGCCAACGGAGCGCGAAGGGCCGCACTATCAGGGTAGCGTCCTTGACGTTTTAAACGACGGCTGGGACATGATGGTGGCGCATCCACCGTGCACGCATCTGGCCGTGTCAGGGGCCGCGCATTTCGCTAAGAAGCGAGCATCTGGGGTGCAGGACGAAGCTCTGGACTTTGTCCGCTTGCTCCTTAATGCGCCGATAGCTAAGATTGCGCTAGAGAATCCCATTTCTATTATTAGCTCACGCATCCGAAAACCGGATCAAATAGTGCATCCTTGGCAATTTGGGCACGAGACCACTAAAGCAACGTGTCTATGGCTAAAGGGCTTGCCCTTGCTTGTCCCGACACAAATTGTGTCTAAGGGGGAGCGCCAAGTCTATGCTAGTGGCAAAAGCTCTCCTATCTGGCACGCTAAGACAGGAGGAGGGAGCGGGAAAGCTCGCTCTATGACGTTTCAAGGCATAGCGGACGCTATGGCCGCGCAATGGGGCAAATGATTTTTATACAATTAGCCTAAAAAATACACATAAAACCATCATAATAATCAAATAAAATGAAAATTAACGATAAAACAGTAAACGAACTGCGCTCTGAAGGTTGGGGCGTCGTCCTCATAAGCCCGAAAGAGTTTACAGAACAGGCAGGAGAGCTAACACGCGCTCAAATTGAGCTAATCGAAGACCTACTGGGCGATCAGTCCGTTGACCTAATAGCAAGCCTTCACTGGTCGCCAAGCTGGAGGGAAAACGCATGAATAGGCTCTTATGGAATGCCGCCGTTGCGCTTTTTAGCGTAATGCTTTTCCTCGCCTGCTTAATTATGAGGGTGCTGACATGAAGTCTAAAGGAAGACCTCTAGAAGAGGGCGGGGCGCGGGAAATTCTAAGCCCTGGGGCTATTTACGTTAAAAGGCAAGTTAAAACTAGCCTAAAAGCGTGGCGCGCAACATATGGGTTGCCTTATGGCAGGGCCATTGACGCCATGTTTGACCATTGCATAAAATCGGAGGGCGCTTTTCTGTTTAAGCTACCTCTGGATGGGGCCAGACCTTCGCTTAAGGGGCCAATCTTCCCTCAACCCATACAATCACCCTCAAATGAGGACAAAACGCCTTAAATGGCATTCTATGGCGTCTTAAGTGCCATAATACGCCATAAATAGACCGTTAAAAGCTGCTATTTTATCTCTTAAACCCGTTTTTGGGCCTTAATTACCAATAATATGACTATTATCTCAATCATGTTGCTCATCGCAGGGGCCGCGCTCCTGCTCGCTGGTATCGCTATCGGAATCGTTTTCGTCACTTGGGCTGGATTCTGGAAGAGTTGGAGGAAGGACAACGACGCAGATTGGGAATAAAACCTATTGACTTACCGTATGTGATAGAATCTTCTCGTTAGGTAGCTGTTCAAGAGCTTAAGTGCAACTTTTAGTTTTACGGTCGTAATGAGCCGTATTGTTCTAAGAAGCCCCTCGGTGCTTGAACCACCTTGGGGCACTTTTTTGCCCAGAAAAGAAAGCGTACCGTTTCGGGGACGTATAAGGCAAAAACCACCGAACGCCTAAAACGGCGACACACTCAGCTTTGCTAGGACAGCGCGAAAATCCGTTCCCCAACTTAAGAGAAGATTCGAGGGAGGGCGGTATGGAACTCTCTCACGAGGATCATTTGGAAGCTAAGCGCATACCGAAACCCTG